CGTGATCACATCACTCGTGCAGAGGTTCGTGCGGACCTTGAAAGAATTATGGAACGCTTTGATACAGGCTTTGAACGGCTTGAAGCAAAGATTGATGCCCTCGCGAAAAAAGGACAGTGAAGATGGCAACTAAACCAGGGTTATATGCAAATATCAACGCCAAGCGCAAGCGTATCGCTGCTGGTTCGGGCGAAAAGATGCGCAAAGTTGGTTCCAAGGGTGCTCCTACGGCGCAAGCTTTTAAGGAGTCTGCAAAAACCGCAAAAAAGGGAAACAAATCATGATGAAGGGTTACGAAAAAGGTGGTATGGCCGACAAAATGGGCCGTGCAGTCAAGCGCAAGACTAAAGACGTCATGGGCCGTGCTATGCCCAAAATGCCTCCCATGCCCATGGGCATGAAGAAAGGCGGCAAAGCCATGAAGATGGCAAAAAAGGGGAAATAATCATGGCTGGACGTGGCATGGGCGCGGCAACGCGTGGTGGCGGTGCGGTCACTTCAGGACCGCGCAACAAGATGCTGAGTAAAACCAGCACCAAAACCGGACCTGTGATGATGAAAAATGGCGGTGCGGTTAATCAGCACAAGCGCATGGCCATGAAGGGTGTTAAGAAAATGCGGATGGGCGGCTCTAGCTGCGCATAAATGGCAACTTCAGGAACGACCGACTTCAACCTCTCGATTGATGATCTGATCGAAGAGGCTTTTGAACGCTGCGGCATGCGTCCCACGGCGGGATATCAGTTGTCGTCTGCGCGACGGTCGTTAAACCTGCTCTTTTTAGACTGGGCCAATCGTGGGCTTAACCTCTGGACCATTGAGCAAGCGACGTACACCTTGTCTCCCGGAGGATATGAGATCACGCTTGGGTCGGATACGGTCAATGTGCTTTCGGCGGTCATTCGTTTGCCTGGGGTAAGCCCTCAGCAGGACATTACGCTTGATCGGATTAGTCGGGAAGAGTACTTAGATCTTCCCGACAAGACTGTACAGGCTCAACCTGCCCAGTTGTACGTACAACGTGCTAACACGTTTAAAGTCTTCTTGTATCCTTCGCCCAATCTCGCCTACACCTTGGTCTATTACCGTATTCGACGGATCCAGGATGCAGGCGTTTACACCAACACAGCAGACGTTAATTTCCGTTTTTTGCCTTGTCTTGCCTCCGGGCTTGCTTATCAGATTTCGCTCAAGTATGCCCCTGAACGTACGCCGATGCTGAAGCAAATCTATGATGAAGACTTCGCACGCGCAGCAGCAGAAGATCGTGACACAGCAAGCGCACTCTTTATCCCCGATTTCGGGCAGTAAACCATGGCCTTTGCAACGGGCAAATTCTCGTTCGGCCTGTGTGACTACTGTGGTCAACGGTATTCGTACAATACCTTGCGTAAGAATTGGCGCGGGTTCATGGTCTGTCCTGACGACTACGAGCCCAAAGAGCCGCAACTCTATCCGCTTAAGTATCGAGGCGATGCGATTGCGCTTAAAGACCCTCGCGTTGATCGCATTGAGCCGGTTACAATCTATCTTGGAAGTCCAGGATTTAGCGCGCCGTTTCAAAGTCTTGGATCGGGAGTCAGTACTGTCAATCGTACGAACATGCAGCCCTTTCCCCCTCAGCAATTTGTTACGGGAGTTGGGGCGGTTGGGCAGGTTGAGATCGATATCTTTTACAACGTGCTTGCTTCAGGGGTAGAGGGAAATGGACTTGTTAATGATGTCGGGATTGTGATCACATAACCATGAATTACGCTGAATTAGTCCAAGCGATTAGGCGTTATACCGACGTGGACAGCAATGTCTTTTCGGACAGCGTCATTGATACGTTTATCACGATGGCTGAGAACAGGATTCTTCGCGACATTGACCTGGACTATTTTAAAAAGGAATCCACGGGAGCTTTGACCAGTGGAAATAAGTTCCTTGGCGCACCTTCCGACATTTTGACTCACCGATACCTCATGGTCACGGTAAGTGGTGATCAGGTGTTCTTGGACTTTCGCGATACATCGTTCATGAAAGAGTACTGGCCCGATGGCACGGACACGGGAATACCTAAGTATTACTCTGTTTGGGACCAAAATACTTTTTACATTGCTCCAACACCTGGAAGTAACTACCCTGTTGAAATTGGGTATATCTACCGACCGGCACAGCTTTCGACATTGAATCCAACAACATGGATCAGCAACAACGCTCCAGAGGCGCTGCTTTATGCTTGTTTGATCCAGGCCTACAGTTACACAAAGGGACCTTCTGACATGTTGAATTATTTCAACCAGAGTTATCAGCAGGCCATTCAGGGCCTAGGCATGGAGCAGCAAGGCAGACGTCGTCGTGATGAGTATCGCGATGGCATGATTCGTTTACCCATTAAATCAGAGAGTCCAGGGCCATGAGCGCGTTTGGTGGAGCTCTTTTAGGGGATTTTCGGGTCAGTCACGTATCAAACCGTGGTTTTACGCCCGAAGAAGTTGCTGAAATGGCGTTAGAGAAAATTGTTTACGTGGGTGCAAGTTCGCATCCCGTGATCCGTGAGCAGGCAGAAGTCTTTAAAGACCATATCCGTGGTGTCTTGGTCACTTACATGCGACAGGCTGTTGCCTCTCACAACACCACGCTCATGAACCGTTTTCGGGACGCAGGGCATCCCGAATTGATTAAATTATTGGAGCAATAACATGGCAATTACTGTTAACACCGCAATGCCTACTTCGTTCAAAGTAGAGATTCTTAAGGCTGTTCATAACTTTACCGCTTCTACAGGTAATACATTTAAGATTGCTTTGATGAAAGCGACTGCTTCTGGATCCGGAACGTACGGTGCGGCGACAACAAGCTACGACACATTAGTCAGTAACTCTGACGAGGTGCCTAATGGCAGTGGCTATACAACAGGCGGCAATACTCTAACATCGATCACCCCTGTTGCTGATGGGACCACCGCCGTCTGTGACTTTGATAACACGACGTGGTCGGGGGCTACGTTCACAACCTGTGGAGCCATTATCTATAACGATACAGCGGCAGGTAACCCCGCTTGTGCCGTTCTTAGTTTTGGGGGCGATCAACAGGTCACATCAGGGGACTTTCAGATCCAGTTCCCAAGTCCTGCGGCCTCGACCGCCATTATCCGCATCGCTTAAGGCGATGGTGTGGGAGCCACAACCTACAACGTAGGCTGGGGGGACTCCGGCTGGGGGTATAACGGCTGGAGCGGTATCGCTCCTGCCTATCAAGTTGATGGCGTATCTGCAACGGGGTCCGTAGGAACTGTTTCCGTTGCTTTATCTTCCTTGGTCACAGGGGTTGTTGGGACGGGGTCGGTAGGAACTGTTTCTTTCGTCATTAATTCTAATGTTGACGTCTCAGGCGTAGCCGGGATAGGGGCGGTAGAAACGCCTGTAAGCATTGTCTCGCCTAGCCTGACAGGGGTTGCAGCGACCGGAGCTGTTGGTACAACAGGTAATTTTGTTTCACTGATCTTAACCGGCGTTGCCGGGACCGGAGCCGTTGGCACTGTTGTCATTTCCCACACCTTTACGGTCACTGGTGTAGATGCGGCAGGAGCTGTTGGACAAGTTGGTATTCGAATAGACAACACCGAGATTCCTGCTGGTGTTGAAGGCACGGGAGCCGTTAGCGATGTAACGACGTTCGTGATACCGTTGGTTGTTGGAGTGTCAGGCACGGGCCAGATAGGCTACGTTGACATTCGTATTGATGACACTATCATTCCCACAGGTGTGTCAGCAACAGGTGCCATAGGTACTGTTCGCATTGGTGGGTGGTCTATTGTGAATGATTTTCAAGATCCAAATTGGACGGCGGTTCCTTCTCCGCAGACTCCAAATTGGATTGAAGTCGATGTTGCGGCGTAGGAGCACGTAATGGCAAGCACATGGTCGAAGCTCAAAATCGAGCTAATTGGAACCGGGGAGCAATCGGGAACCTGGGGATCCACCACCAATAATAACTTGGGATCATCCTCGACTTACCGAGGATTAGAGCAGGCTATCGTTGGTATGGCAACGCTCGTTACAGGCGACTTCACGTCCAACAGCTATACGATGCCCTATACAGATAGCAATGATGATCAGGATTTTCGATGCCTGTTTTTAAATATCACGGCAACACTATCGGCGGCTGGGACGGTGATTGTCCCCGCGATCCAAAAACCCTACATTGTTAAAAACAGTTCCGTTGGCGGTTATGCCGTCACCGTTAAGGTATCAGGGCAGACAGGGGTTAGCGTTCCGAACGGGGCTTTAATACTTCTGTATAACAACGGAACTGACGTTGGCATTGCCATTAACCATCTTACGGCGTTAACGCTTGCTAGTCCTCTTGCCCCGGCCAGTGGCGGAACAGGTGTCGCAAACGGCTCTAACAACACGATTACCTTCACAGGTAATTACACGCTTGGGCTTACGTTAAGCAACAACACCGCAGTCACGCTTCCAACCACAGGCACGCTGGCCACGCTTGCAGGCACGGAAACACTGACCAACAAGCGTATTACACCACGCGCTAATATCACAACCACAACAAGTAGTCCGTGGGCGTGGAACAGTGATAGCTATGATATACAGGGGTTTACTGGGTTAGCTAATGCGTTGACCATCAATGCAGACGCAGGGACACCAACGGATGGGCAAAAGACAATTTTTCGTTTGAAAGATGATGGCACGGCAAGAGCATTGACATGGACGACAGGGTCTAGCAAAGCCTTTAGGGCGGTTGGTATTACGCTTCCAACCACGACAGTGATCAGCAAAGTAACTTATGTAGGCTGCATTTACAACTCAAATGCAGACCGTTGGGATGCAGTAGCGACAGGTACGGAGGCCTAAATGAAGATTGATTTTGAACGTCATCACGACAAATGGGGCAAGTTTGCAGACGCATTGCACTTGCCTGATAACCATACATTGACAGATGCTCAGATTGAGGCGATGAAAGATGAACGCTTCAATAACTGGGTCAATGTCGTAGAAAACCCGCCGCCTTCTGAGCCGGTGCCAGAGCCAGAGCCAGTGAAGGAATACATTGAAATTAACGGTGTGAAGTACGTTAAAGCCGAGGTTTAATCGTGGCA